CTGACCAGCAGTAGAACCACGTTGTCCTGTAGTTCCTGATGCGACTTTAGTTCCTGCTGTTCCTGTATCTGAAATGTTTTCAAATGAAACACCTAAGTTACTATTAGGTATTACTCCGTTATTAGCAGTACCTAATAATTTAGATAAATCTCTGGCTCTAGTCATTTACGACTTTCCTTTGTAGTTAAGTTGTTGTTAAGTTTTACTTAATGATTGCTTGTACTTCTTCTTCAGTAAGACCAAGTGCTGAAAGTTTTGCTAATGCACTAGCTTTAGCATCTATTTTAGCTTGTTGTTTAGCTTCAAAAGCTATTCTGTCTTTTTCTGCTTGGATAACATTTTGCTCTCTTTGTGCTATTTCTTCAGAAGTTAAATCTACAAGTATGCCTTGTGGATTTTCAGGTGTTATTACTAAGTTTTTCATATTTATTATATTCCTTTTAATCCGTATAAAACGAATTTACCTTTTGTTAATGTTCCATTTCCATTAAAAAATCTTAATCCTGTAATGGCATTAGTGTTCAAAGTTGAATTACTAGCATAACCAGAACTTGTTTGATTTGATATATTCCAACTTGGATTAGTTCTATGAGAAATACCTAAAAACATTTTATTAGTTGTACTTGTAGAATTAAAATTATAAAATTTTAAATCATATAATGCGGTTCTACTAGCATCATTACCTTGGTCAAATCTAACTTCCCATTGAGAAACATTACGTCCATCACCCCAAGTTCCATCGGATGTACTAAAATTAGTATATCCACCTTGTGACAGAGAAGCATAATCAGAAGAAGTTATATATGTTGGTGTGCCACCATAAGCTAATTGCATACATAAATATCCATCGGTAGTACTCATCTGAACATCATAAGCTATAACTTGGTATGTATCGTAAGTAGATGAATAATATCCATTAAAAGTTACATAAGAAGAAGCTGATGCTGTAGCTGTTGCAAGTTTAACAAAATCAGAGCTTACTGTACTCCAAGATGGATTTGCACCAGCACCTGCTGTAGTTAATACTTGTCCGCTTGTACCAGCACCAAGTCTAGCTAGACCAGAAGCATTACGATAAAGTATATCTCCTTGCGTAGTTAATGTTGTGCCGACATCTGTTCCATTTGTTCCAGCACTAGACATTTGAGACCAATATGTTGTGTTTGTTGGCAAGTTTCCTGTTGAAGCTAATATGCAAATATAAGATGAACCATTATAGCTCACTACATCATCTGCAACATAGGCGGTAGCACCTGAATAAGCTCCTTGCCAAACGAACTTAATTCTACCTAAATTTACTGTAGCCATATTTTTTTATTTTCCTTATATGTTTGCAATTAAATCGCCATTTGAGAGTGTAAAAGTAAATCCACTCGCACTAAATAAAACATCATCGAATGTGGCGAAAGTTGCACTCGATATGTTATCTACTCCTTGATTTGTTGTTGTAACAATCAAGTTTGAATTTGTTGAAGTATCTTTGTTAAATCCATAAACCTCTGCTGAACTTGCATTTCCGTATTCTAAAGCTGAAGCACCAGAATTAACTTTTAAAACTTGTCCAGCAGTTCCAATAGTAGTTAAACCTGTACCGCCTTTTGTAGTTGGTACTGTTGGTAATCTTGTAGAATTTAATGTTCCTGTAGAAATATCGTTTGCATTAATATTGGCTAAAGAGAATGTTCCAAAAGCTACAACATAAAGAATATCACTTGTTGCCGCACCTGATGCCAAGACTATGCTAGAACCATTATTAGCTGTGTAGTCTGCTGGATTTAATCTAATTCCGTTTAAATAAACATCTATGTAGCCAGTATCGTAAGCTAGTGTGTTTGTATTTGCGTCTGCTCCTGAGAATGTTGTTTGACCAGAAGTAGCATTGAAAATAAATCTATTTGTTGTTCCATTAACTGAAGAACCAGCTAATTCAAATCCTGCCGCACCATAAACTTTTAATTTATTTGCAGTAGTATCAAACCATAAATCTCCACTATCTAAACTTGTAGATGGAGCTGTTGCACTAATTCTATATCTTTCAGCAAAACTATTTACTCCTGCTACATTTGTAGCAACTGTATTTACATTAGCTATACCTGTCGCAACTGTATTTATATTTGCAGAATTAGAAGCTACTGAATTTATATTTGCAGAGTTTGAATTAACTGCATTAATATTTGTAGCATTACCTGCTACAGCATTAATATTAGTTGAATTACCTGCAACAGAATTAATATTTGCACTATTAGAATTTACAGCATTAATGTTAGTTGCGTTTCCTGCGACTGCATTAATATTTGAACTATTAGAATTTACTGAATTTATATTTGCTATATTAGTTGCTACTGTATTTACATTTGCAATAGCACTACCAACTGTATCAACATTAGCTATAGCATTTGCTACAACTTCAATTTCTGAAGTGGCTTCGTTTAAATCATTAGCGGCAGTAATTACTTTTGCAATATCTGTAGCAACTGTTGAAATGTTACCTGCATTAGAAGCAACTGTACTTATTGCACCTGATATTCCTGCAACTGTTGTAATATTTGCGTTAGCACCTGCTACTGTATTTATGTTTGCATTGTTTGTAGCTACAGTATTTATATTTGCAGAATTTCCAGCTACTGAATTTATATTTGTAGAATTTCCTGCAACGCTTGTAACATTGGCAGATATTCCAGCAACTGTTGTAATGTTTCCAGATATTCCAGCAACTGTAGTAATGTTACCTTGTTCAACTGTTGTCGGTTTAATAGCAACCCAAGCTCCACTATCTCTAACAAACATTTGTGCAGATACTGAGTTCCAATATAAAGCACCATTAATTAATGCGTTGCCGTCATTATCTAAACTTGGAGCAGAAGATTTAGAACCTAAATATCTGTCGTCAAAATCATCAAAAGAACTTGCAGCACTTGCAGCCGAACTTGAAGCAGCTGAGGCTGATGAACTTGCAGCTGATGCACTTGAGCTTGCTGCTGATGCACTAGAACTTGCAGCTGAGGCTGAAGAGCTTGCTGCATTTTGAGAAGCTAAAGCAGCCGCAGCGCTTGTAGCACTTGCTGTTGCTGAACTAGCTGCTGATGCAGCATCAACTATTAAAGTATAATAAGCAGTATTTGCATTTGAACTTAACGGCTGCGCGCCAGAAGAAGTATGTGCTGTGTTAACATAATAAATATTATTATTAGAAGTATCTTTTACTAAATCTCTACCAGCATAAGAAGTTGCAGTTGACCAGTTACCTCTATAGGTACCAAGTTCTTGAGTAACGGCAATCTCTCCATTAGCATCAAAAGCTAAAATTTTATTTGCACGATCTGCAGCTCCAACTGTAAATTCAGTTGAAGTCATTGCATTAGTTCTTGAAAGTTTTATACAACGATCAACTTCTTCTTGAAGTTCTTGTGCTAAAATAATTCCTTTATCTAAACCTTCTTCGTGTGTTTCAGCTGGAAATGGGTCATTAGCAACATAATCAATACTTTGTGTTTGAGTTGTGTCTCTAATTAAAACTATAGTTTGTCCAGACGTTGGAATATTTCCAGCAGTAAAAGTTATACTTCCACCACCAGCTGAACCAACTCCAGTTAATGTATAATGAGTATTTAAAGTTTTTGTAGTCTCTGTTCCTGTAGAAGAACGAATAATAACTTTTAAATCTGAACTAGATAATATTTTAAAGTTATAATTAAATACTGTTGTAGCTCCATTTCCTGAATAGGAATTTTTTACAATAGTTGTAGATATTGTCATTTAGTAATTCTGTTAGTTAAATTTTTAGGGAAAAATTTTATTGCAAATTAACTGGCGTTATTATGCTCAGTATAAACTTTGCTTTGCCAAATATTGTCAACATTGGCAAGTATAAAATTAATTAAAATCTTGGTAGAGTTTCCCCTGGTTCCCACCAATATTCTTGACCTCTTTTTTGGTATCTTTTGATTAAATCAGAGTTTTTTTGATCTATTTTATTATCAAACCATTTAGCAAGATTATCTAATATGCCTCTTTCATAGATATTTTTTAAATAAAATATATTTCCCCCAGGAGTATATCTTCTTAAAAAGTCTATTATATCTCCGCCAAAGTTAGTTTCTTTATCATTAATAAGTCTTTTAATGTTTTCTTTAGGAATATTATAAACATCTTGAGTTAAACCAACTACTGGTCCAGCAAGTGTTTGAGCAAAACTACCACCATATCTATTAGCGTCTGCTGCTATAAAATCTCCAAACAATGTAAAACCACCACCTGTTGCTGCAGCTCTACCCCAAAACTCTAAAGGATTTTCTGAAATATATTCTAAAGAACTGCCTTTTCTACCTTTAGCTATATCTCTAACTTCATTTGCAAAGGCACCAAGTAAAGTTGTTGAAATAAAAAAATCAGACAAATAAGCAATTCTATTAAAGCCTGTTTGCTGCATGCCTTTTTGAATATGAGTTAAAAATATTGTAAGTGGAAATTGTTTATACATTGCACCAGATAAAACTAATTCTCCAACAAAAGTTCCAGGTTTTCCATACTTTTGAATTAAAGCTGTACCCTGAGCTGTTTGTGTAGGAACAGCAGAAATAGATTCTGTGTTAATCATATTTAAAAGTTTATAAGATAAACTTTCTGCATATTGATTTTGAATATCTGTTCTTACTCTAATATCATCTGGTCTTAAAAATGTTATACCTTGACCAGCAACTTTTGGCTCATCAATACCAGCGTCGTATAATTTAGTATTTCTTATAATATCCCAATCTGCTTTAGATATTCCATATCTAGTAAATGCCTCTTGTAATTTAGGATGTAAATTTGAAAATTGTTTTTTTGAAACATCTGCAAGATGTCCCATAAATTCCATTCCAAATCCCCATTGACCAGATTGAGTTATATGAGAAAGACCTGTAATTCTTAAAACTCCATCAGCTACTCTTTTGCTTGCTTCCATCCCCTGCACTTCAAGCATAAATCTTGTTTGTTTGTGATTTAAACCAATCATTCCTTCGGCTAATAAACCTAAACGTATTGCTCTTCTTGCTCCAGTTTCGTCTCCTCTAATTCCTTGTTGAATTAAATCTAAAGAAGTAACCAAAGACTTTGTAACTGGTAAACCATTAAAAGCATTTGTAATTCTTTGTGTATTAAAGTCTCCTGGAGTTAATAATGATGCAGCTCCTAACTGAGCCGCTTGTAAATAGTTTCTAATAGAAGCCATTGTTCTTGCAACAACAACGTTAGCTGGTTTGTTCAGCTCTCCTGAATAATAATTAACCATGTTTTCAGCTCTATCAATAAGTCTAGTTGCTCTCTCTTGTTCTAAAAAATTAAATCTTTGTTTTCTTACAAAGTTTCCATTTACTTTATTAGACTGATCTAATTGAGCTTGTTTCATTACAACTTGTTTTAAATACGCAAACATATTTTCTGGGTTTGGTCCAAATCTATCAAACATAGCAATGTCTGTTGCCATAGAGTGAACGTGGTCCATTACAGTTGTTAGAGCATTTGTATCGCCAAACTCATCGGCGTAACTAAGCCAAGCATCGGCATTTTTAAAAATTAATGTTCTGTGATCTCCTCTTGTATTAGCAGCTGTTCTTCTGCCAAACTTTTCTCCTGGAGTTAATTTGTTCCACCCTTTTTGTGTTATGCTATCGTAAACTTCTTTTAATAAGGGTCTTATTGTTGCATCAGTAAATGCAAAACCTGTTTTATTATTAATCATTTTTTGAAGATTTAATTTTGGAATAATCTTCTCTACCCATTCATCAGAGCTTACTTTCATGACTTTCATTGCATCATGAATTTGCGGAAAGTAATTTTCAATAACTCCTATTCTTCCACCCTTAGAATTAAATCTAGTTCTTTGTAATTCAAAAACTTTTGAGATTGCCTCGCCAATTTGAGTAGCATTTTTATTACTGCTATAACCATCTATAACAGCTCTAATAATATCATTATTAGTTGCTTTTTGCTCAGCAGTTAAAAAACCACCTGGTTTATATTTTTGACTTAATAATAAATCTTCTAAATATCTTTGCGCTAAACCAACTTCATATTTAACTAAACCATCTACACTTTTAATTCCTTTAGCATTAGCTTCTAAAGAGTTAAGCATAGCATTTAAGGCAGTTCCATAATCTGCTTCGCCATTTAAATTTCTATAAGTTTTTAAATCAAATTCAGCTTGTTTCTTAGCAACTATAACAAGTCTGTTATAATATTTTTTAAATGCAGCTTCTTTTGTAAAGTCATCAAAAGCTTTAACTTTTGCTTTAATAGAGGCTTCTGTTTCATTTAAACCAGAATCCATAAACTGTCTTTTTAAATTTTCAAAAAGATCAATCTGTTCATCATGTTGCTTTTGAGTAATTAATTTATCATCTAAAGCAGTAGATAAACACTCTGTGTAGTTACCTTTTGTCATATACAATTTTTAAGGGTTTCAATAAATTTAACGTCGTCAAATTCATCTTGTAATAAATCTTTAACTCTCACTTCTTTTCCATCTGGAGAAAAAGATATAACTTCTTCTTTGTCCGTTATCTTAACAATATTTTCTGGAGTAGGTAATTCTTGAGCTTGATCTATTGCTTTTTCAGCTTCAGCTGTTTGATTTCTTGTAATGCTTCCTTCATCAACATTTCCTCGTATTTGTCCGTCTCTTGTAAGGCTTTTGATAATGTCTTGTTCGGAACCTGAGATAAAGTTTGTTTGATCGTTTGAGGTTGTAACTTCTGCTTTGGCATTTGCTTGTTCATTTGTAACCTTAATATAATTATTCTTAATGTTGTTGTCAACTTGTTGAGTTAAAATATCTTCTTCAACTAATCTTCCTGTTTCAAAAGTTCTTTTAAAATTTCTTAATTTAGCCACATTTAAATCTGCATCTAATCTAATTACTGCAGTTTTATAATTAGCTTCTTTTAAAGACTCTAAAATATTAATAAATGGAGTTTCATTTCTACCAAGTGTTGGCAATATTATATTATCTCCATTTGTTAATGTTTTAACAAACATTTTTTTAAATATAACTTTAGCTTCTGAATGTACTGCAGCTGAGCCTATGCCATTATTATATTCTGGTATTACTTCTCTATAGAAGTCTGTATCAACAATTGTTCCATTAATTTTTTGTTTATACTGAGAAGATAATCTTGATTTTCCTGAAGCAGGCAAACCAGTAATAACAATTGCTATACGCTCTTTACTTTTTGAGCCTGTTCCATAAATAGCATTAACTATATTATCAACGCCTTTATATTCTTTGCCGTTAAAAGTATAAGTCTTATTATTTAAATATTCGTCTGTAAATTTTCCATTAACAAAATTTGGTGCAACGTCTGTATGGTTTTTACTATAATAATCTGCTCGTTCATTTATTGCCTTTTGAACCTCGGCAGAATTTCTTATATCTAAAATATCTTGTTCAGTTAATTTTCCACCATTAACAATTTCGTCAATCTTATTAACTACTGTTTTTTGTTCTGGTGTTAAATCTAATTTTTTACGTTCTATTGCATCTATTGCAGCATTGTCTACAGCATTAACAGTTTCATCTGTTTTAACAGGAGTAGTTCTAGCATTTCCAAAAATTTGATCGTCTAATTTCTTATTAGCGTCTGTTACAACTTTTATATTATTTTCTACGTCTGCAAATTTGCGGTCTATAACTTCTGCTGGTTTTTCAGGTAACCTAGGTGTCGTATCTTTAAATTCAGCAAAGTCATTTCCTCTGCTAACTTTTGTGCTTTCAAAATCCCCTCTTGTAAGCGCTGCTCTTGTTGCGTTGACTGCATCAAGTCTTGCTCCTGCTTGATCGGTTCTGAATTTGAGAGCTGCTGCGTTGAGTTCATCTGCGTATTGTCCAACTCTATTTCCGACTGTGTTAATAAATTCTGTGATTTTTTCATTGTCTATTGCTGCTTTTAAGTTTTGCGATTGATCTAATACATTGCCAGCCGCTGTTAATTCTTTATCATTTTTTATTGCGCTTTCAAATCCTAATTTTAATCTTTTAGCGTTTTGAGAAACGTATTGTATTAATTTTGCCTTTTCAATAATTGCATAATCTTTAATAAACTGTGTACCAAATAAATCAGTTTGTTCTGTAACTCTTAATTGCATACCCTTAATAGATGCAATGGTACTATCCATTTCTGCTAGTGTAGCAAATTTTCTATTTCTTAAACCAGATAAAACTCCAACTTGAGCTTCTTTAGTAAATGCTTCTCCTACTCTTGCTGCTAAATCTTCATTAACATTTTTACTTACAAAAAGTCCCCAAGCATCATCAGAAAGTTTTACAAGTCCGGCAGTATTTTTTGCCATCCTTTGTCCCATAGGGAAACTTCCTTTTAAAGTATCAATATTATATTGAGGAAATGTTCTTAATACTTTAGCTGCATCAAAAGAAGTTCCTGTTCCATTAATAATGTTTGCAACAACTCCGCTAAACATTGCTTCTTCTTTTGTAACGCCGTCTGCTTCTCTTATAACTTTAGTAACTAAATTAATGTCTTTTCCTTGACTGGTTAATCTTTTAGACAATCCAAGTCTTTGGTGTCCATCAATAACAAAATATTTACCTTCTTTGTTTTGATAAACCATTAACGCTCCTGCAGCGTAATCGTTCCAGTCTTTTACGTCTTTTAGTTTTGATGATACTCCTGAAGCATCTACTTCTCCTTTGTATTGAAAAGCTTTTGCATCAAAATCTATTTCGTTTGGCTTTAATAATTTAACGCTTGAATGACTAAATACTTGTTCTTGAAATTTTACTGGCGATACAGGATTAACACTTGTTTCAGGTATATTAAGTGGAGCATCATTAACAACACTATTTAAGGCAGCTGTAGTTCTTGACTCATGTTCACGAACTGCTTGCGGAGTATCAACTAAAGTATTGTCATCAACATTAAATCTTGCGGAATTTGACAATGTATCTGCTTCATAAGATTTAAAATTTGGAAACTTGTCTGTTACATAAGTATAAATTTCATCTAACTTACCATTCTCTAATCTTTGTAATCTTGCTCCTAAATAATCTAATCCTTCTTTACTAATTTCATAAGCTTTAGGAATTTTAGTAATACCTTTTGTAATTCCAACGCCAGCTCCGTAAATTACTGGTCCCAAAGTACCCCCTGCAACAGCACCAACACCTGTTGCAAAAGCAATATCTTTTACAGCGTTTGCAAATCCAGGTTCTTTTAATCCTAATTCTTGCTGATAGTTTATTGTCATTGCCTCAAGAGCGCCGTTTTGTGTAGCACCAATTACGGCTTCAATTTTTGCAACTCGTGCAGCTGCCTGAAGAAATGAAAGACCACTTGTTGAATATGGTGCAACTACAGTTAAAGGAAGCAATGGTGCAAATACAGGGTCTCCAACTGTTACCCTTGCAGCCAACGCTCCATAATAACCTACAGCTCCCCATTTATTAGTTTTTCGATAAAGCTCTTCTGCATTATTCCAAGATTGTTGAGCGTCAACTTTAATAGTATTTAATAATGACTCTCTACTGTCTAATCCTTTTTGTTTAAGCTCATCAGCAAATTGTGGGTTTTGAAATTTATATTCATCTAATTGTTTATGAAATTCTGTAATCTTTTGTTCTTTAGTATGCGTTCCTGGAAAACTATTTTCATCCACATTATAATTTGTTTCATCTAAAGACACAGGCTCAGCAATTAAATGAGGATTTAATAAATCAAAATTATATTTTTTTGCAATTTCTTTTATGTTTCCATATTGCTCTGTTTCATTCCAATACTCAGAAGCTGTTGACATTGATTTGCCTGAGGCAACCCATGCAGCTTTAAAAACTTCTCCAGCTCCTGGTACGCTCTCAGCTAGTTTCGTGTAATCATTAACTGTAGCTAAGGCTGCATCTTCATCCTGGTAAAATGACATTATTTACCCCCGCGAATTTCAGATTGAATTTTATTTAAATCTATAACAAAATATTGTTGACTTCCTGCTTTTGCGCTATCAAATTTATTTGATAATAAATATCCTGGGTTTCCAGTTTTTGAAGGATGACCATTTTTTGCAACAATATATTTTCCATAACCAACGTTAATAAAAGTTGGTGTTCCGCTTTCAAATAATTTTGCAGGTTTCATATCTGAGGTAATTGGCAAATCTCCCCCTGTAGCTTTGCTTAATAAAGCTGGGTCTGATTTTAATTTGTTTACAACTTTAGAAAAATCTCCGTTCTTCATCCAGGCTGGAATAACCAAAGGATTGTCTGACCCTAATGAATTATCTACTCCGCCATTTTTGCCGTTTCTTCCAATTGCTTCTTCAAAAGCTTCTTTAAAATCTGAAGGGTTAAAAAGACTTGTGTCTTTGCTTTTGTCGTATTTTCTTGAAATATAAATTGCTTTAGCAGCCTCTAAAGAACTATTATAAGTATCTGGATTGTTATAAAATATTTTATTGTTATTTCTTTTCCACGATTGAAATGAAACATCATCGTCCGAAAATACTTTTATTTGACCATCTTTAATTAATTTTCTACCTTTTAAAAGATCATCTGCAGCTTTTTCGTTGTTACTAACTAAAAGCAATCCACCAAGATGACCTAAGATTTTATTGTCTTTAGATATTTCTTTAAATGCTTCATCAGCTTTATTTCCAAAACCTGCAACTAAAGTTGCAGTTACATTTTTAACTAAAATTGGATTTGTAGTATTGTTTAACCAATCAGTTAAAGCTGTTTTTTCTTGTTGTGTAAAATACTGAGGTTTAACTGCATACCATTGAGCAACCGACTGAGCTTGTGCAGTTCTATTTCTAATTTGTGCAGCAAAGATAGCTTGATTTTCTGTATCGCCAGGATTTGCTAAAAACGTTGCAGTATTAAGTGAGGGTATGTTGTGAATACCAATTTTATTAGCTGTAGTTAAAGAATCTTTTTCTAAATCAGTATTTAATTTATTTAAATAATCTTGAGCAAATTTTACTTTTTTATATAAGGCTGGGTCTGCACCTTGTGCTACAGAAATAATATTTCCTTTATCATCTTTAGTAACACTTTGTTGTATTTGTAAAATCTTTTGACCCTCGTCTAAAAATTTATTTAAATCTTCTCTAGGTTTATTTTTAAACTCTGTAAGAAAAGCAGTCTTATCTTTAATTTCGTTTATCTTAGTTAATAAAGTAGCGTCTTTAGTCTTAACTGCTGTTTCCTCAGCTTTTTTTAAAGCTTCTCTATTGGGTATAATATAATTGTCTGCTTCATTACCAAGTGTAGAAACTGTTTGCTCGTTTTGAGCTTTAACAATTGCCATCTGAGTTTTGTTATAAGCATTAATTTGCTCGTATTTATCTACTCCTAAATATTTACTATTCTTTGCAAACTCTAAACCTGTTCCAAATTCTTTATCTTCCATTCTTTTGGCAGTATAAAAATCTCTATCAGTATAATAACCATCAAGTACCTTCTGAGTATTTTTTCCAAATATTTTTTTAAATTCATCTGAATTAACTCTAGCTTCAAAAGTAGAAGTAGCCATGTCTACCTCTTCTTGAGTTTCTCCATAAACAACTTTCTTGTTTAAATTTTCTAAATATTTTTTTTCTGTCTCTTGTGTATTAGAAATAAAATTTCGTGTAGCAAGAATACCAACGTGGTTTAAATCTTCTATTTTTTGTTTATCTAAATAATTATTTAATTTATCCTTTGTAAAAGAATATTTATAATCTCCACCAACGCTATTTTTTAATAATTCAAACTGCTCATTATAGAATTTTTTTGCCTCAGTCGGCTCAGCATATAAAGAAGCTTCTTCTCGTATTTCAGTTAATCCTTTAACACCTTTTTCTTTATCTCCTACTAAATATTTTTCTCTCTCTTGTAGAGCTTCGTTTTCTGATTTTCTTTTTTCAATATCTACATAAGTATTAAATGCAGTATCTCCAAACCTGCTAACTGATTTACCAATTGTTTGAGCTGTCTCTTGGTCAATTCTCATTCCAGGAGTAGAAGCTACTTCTGAGATTTGTTCAGTTGGTCTTATTTGTGATTGATATATTTTAATAGCCATGAATTATCCTTTTGCTTTTTGCCAAGAGTTGTAATTTCCAAGTAAACTGCTAGCAGCATTAAAATAACTTGCTGTTTGAGCAACTTTACCTTTGTATCTTTGAATTGCAGCTTCTGCTCTTGCGTTTGTTGCTTCATTGTATTTTCTATCTTTTGCGTTTTGAGCATTAAACTTCATCATGGTTCTATCGCGTTCCATGTTAATTTCATTCTCTAATACAATTTCGTAAGCTGAACCAGAACCTACATCAACGCCTCTTGCCGCTGTACTAGCTCTTGCAGCACCAGTTGCTGCTTCTGCTGAATCGTTAAATCTAGGCAAATCAAATTGCTCATAAACTTTATAAATCTGATCGCCTTCTTGTTCTTTTAACTTTGCATCACGTTCTATTAAACTAGCATTATAATCTGCTGCTTTACGCGCTGCTTGTCCGCCTAATAAATCTCCTACAAAACTCATTTCATTATCCTCGCATATCTAATGTAATCAGAACCATCGGGACCATAATGTTTCATTAATCCCTCTTTTTCTAATCCTAAAAATTGTGCAAATTTATGACCCAGTTCAAAATCTGCTTTAACTGCTGTTTGCAGTCTTTTAATTTTATTTTCTTTTACTAATACGTCTGTTCTTTTTTTAAAAATTTTAGCCATTGTTAATTTGTAATTCCAAATTTCACTTGTTGCTAAAACCCATCCTTCGGCAACATTGTCCCAAAGAATAAATATTCCGCCTGCAGCAATTGGCTTGTCATTTACAATTGCTGTAAAGGAAGCATTTTCATATTCTAAATACATTGCGTATTTTTTATGTTGTGGCGCTAACTCTAATTTTTTATCGTTTAACTCTTGTGATAAAATGTATTCAGCATGAGCTGATTTAAAAGGAATAATATTAATCATTCCACGTTTCTAATCTTGGATAAATTGCAAGAATAGTCATTGGCAAAGGTTGTTCTTGTTTAACCATTACAAATCCATCAGAACCATAATCAGCAGGAAATTCTAATTCTTTATCTCCTGTAAATAATGGAACCGGACTACTCATTGGAGCGGAACTATCTCTAAATGGTATTTCATCTAATGTATTGGCGTTTGGACCAATCTTAGCTCCTACTGTTTCGTAAAATCTTACAGTAACGTCAAAAATTCTTTTTGTTTTAGTTTGATCTGTTCCCTTATATCCTTCATCCAATCTCATTGTTTGAAGTGTTGAAACATAATTTAAACCAACTTTTGCAGTTGTAGCTTCTCTCTCTAATGAAATAGAGCCACCTGTTACAGTTCTTGTTGGATGAGTTGCTCCATTTACAATTAATGAAACAGTTTGACCCTCTAAATGATTTAAACCTGTTAATGTACTTGTTGCTGCACCTGAATAAGAAAGACCGCTATCAAGAAAATGAAACTGCGTTAAGCTACTATTAAAATCGTAATCAGTTAAATATTCTATATATCTTTTTGTAGTTCCGTTAATTGTACGTTTAATAATTAACCAAACTTCATCTTCTCCTGCTACTCCATCAATGACTGAAACACTTTCACAAACTGCATTGCCACCATTAAATGAACCACCAAATATTTGTCTATGCCAAGCAACAACGTCTTGAGTTCTGTTGTAAGTCATTCCAACTAAAACTCCGTCTGTTCTTACGCACCAAACAATACTAAAAGGTTCTTGTTGGTAATCCATTGCAGTAATCCCGCTATCAGTAATATGTTCAGATAAGATACATAAATCCGGTGCCAGGTAGCCATCAGAATCGAAATTGTATGCAAGCTCTCTAATTTTTCTTTTAGCGCGTTGCAAAAATAAAGTTTGGTTACCAATTGATAAAGCATCAACATAAGCAGCTCCATAATTAGATTGCTTACGAATATTTAAATTTGTTGGAGTTACTGCATCCTGGGTTGCTCCAGAAGTTACTGTAAATTCTCCACCTGTTGTAGTTACAATTAATGTTCGTGTTGCTTTTAAAGAAGTAATTGCGTTAACTTGATTTGATGCAATCGTATAAGTCATTGCGTCGTCATCATCAGTTCCACTTTCAAAATTTTCATAATCTCCTGATTTAGAAAACCAAAGTGTTTGTGGATATGAAGTAGAACCACCAAATACTAAACGTTGTTCAAAGAACGAAACTGTAGAAGGATAACCATTAACACTTGTAAAATATCCTAAAGACCAAGCAGTTGTTGCTGTAGTTGCTGTAAGATTAACAGTTGTTGTAGCAGTAACAGTTGTTGTATTTGTAAAGTTTGTAATTTTTGCATGACCACCATTTAACTTAATTAATCTATCAACATCTGTGCTTGCAAATATAGCTGCGCTTGAAGTTAATGTTATGCTGCCAGTTGTTCCAGAGGCTGTAATTGTAGTCGTTGTTAAATTTTCAGCCATGTAGGGACCTTTAGTAAAATTAACATCTGTTAAAGTCCAAGCTGTATGACCGGTTCTTGATAATTTTTTTACAGGATAATTTTTATGACAAACGTACATAACGTCTGCTGACTGCGCAAATTTAATATCAAATAATTCTGCTTCTAAAAATGGAGTTGCAATTTCATATGCTGCTCCACCAGATTGAATTTGACCCTTGTCTTTATAAAAACGAATATAAAGGTTACCAAATTCTAAAATGTAAGTTTGTGTTGTAGAAAAAGCAAAAGGTATTAATCTAGTTTTTTTTGTACTGTCTTTTACTTCTTTAACAAAATATGTTCCTGGTCGTCTAGTTACTGGACCATGAGGCTGAACAACAAAATTTTCAATAATTGTTCCTGCGGAATAATATTTTTGAAAATCTGTTCTACCTTCCATGCGTGGAGATAATTCTCCAGCAGTAAAGCTAGGAACAGCTAATAATGCTTTAGCCATTTAAAACCTACTGTTTAAGTAATCTTCTGCAAGAATTTGATCTACGTTTCCTAGTGTAGGGTCTGTATTATAACCTTCGCTAGCATCTGCGTGTCTTGCGTCTTTTAATTTAAGTAAATAACGTTCTTCCATCTGACGTGAAATTGATGCGTTAGCTGTAACTGCATAAGCAATATCAGCAGCTAAAGCTGAACCAATAACTTCTCTTAATAAAACATCCATTTCATTTGGGTCGGAGATTGCTGAAATATAAATTAAACTAATTTCAGAATCGTTAGATAAAATTTTTCTTCCTTCTATTTTGTAATCGCTGTCATAATTTTCAATTGCTAAAACTCTTAAACAGTCTGAAGGTAAAGTGTATTGATAAACAAATCCCCATGCTGGAGTATCTGTGTCTTGAGCTAAGATTTGTCTTTTAGTTGCGCAATTCCATGGATGAGATCTTAATACAGCGTCTTTTACTGTATCATATCTTGAATTACAAATTCTTCCGTTTTTAGAATTTTCAGTTAAAGCTAAAATTGTACTAGCTCCTAATTGATTTAAAGCTGAGTTACAAATTTCTACTATTGATGCCATTAGTTATTTCTCCGGTTTATAAATATATTTTCTTTTTAAAGTTCTTGGTTTTAAGTTTTCAAAAATTTCTGCTTCAGTCATTTCTAGTTTTTTATCAAAACCATGATGAGCGTTTTGTGTATGTTTAAATCTGTCTACTAATATGTATCTGTAAATATAATCTCCTTTTTGAAAATGTATTACAGACTCAATTTCTTTTATTGTTTTCATTTTAAAAGATGGGGGATTGCTCCCCCACCCCTAAAGAATTAACGAATGATTATTCGTCGCAAGGTATTTCAACTACCTTTTTTTCTTCCATTCTTGTAGCTCCGATTGCCATAGAGTAGTAAACTTGAGTAGCGTATGATTTGTCTGCTCTCTCATCTATTCTCGCTGTAACATCTTTACCGATTGCTAATTTAATAGCATCAGCAGTAAAAGCGTACACAAGTCTGTCATCAGTATTAGCTAATGATAATCTGTTAGAAACTAAGAATTTAAATCCTAAGAAAGAATCTAAAGTACCAGTTGCTAAAGCTCTAACTGTGTTGAAGTCGCTTGAAGTTACTTCTGTAGTCGCTAACAAATCTTGAATTTGTTTTGGACTAACTACAATGTATCTAGGTGTTGATGGGTCAACATCGTTGCTATCTAAGATAAACTTAGCTGATCTTAATTTAGCAATTGTTAAACCAGAACCATCTGCTTGAGCAGAAGTAGATACTTTTTGTGAAGAAGGAAGTGCAACAGCTGTACCACCGGCAACGCCTGTGTCTGCTGAACCGCCTAAAGCAGTAATGATAACATCGTCAATAGCTCTTCCCATTGCAGCAGCAGCAGCTTTTGCATAGGCAGAAGTTGGGTCAATTAACATTCTTACTTTATCTAAATCATCAATGAGATCAGCCCACTCATAATCAGCCAAGCTAACTCTTCTTCTTGAGTGAGGCGTGTCTAATTGAGGTGTTGAACCATGACGAGAGCTTCTTACTTGCGCTGTTACGCTACCGATTTGGTCAAAAAAAGCATTTTTACCTTTAATTGTTTCCACATCAACAGCTGAACGAAGTACGGAACCCATTTGTTGTGCTAACATAGTTACGTTGGCAGAATACTGCTCAACGAAAGCTGTAGTTATTTGAGTTGACATTTATTTGTCTCCATTAGTTGTTTGTTTATTTTTTGTGATATGCGGAACGATTATCCTGTAAGGGTCGCAATCCTTGATTTTACAACTCTCGTTGCTTTGTCTTTCCAAAGCGCCAATCGGGTCTTACGATTATCCGAATTTTATTCGCTTAATAAAGTTATTAAACTTTATCAAGTAAATTCTTTATTATGCTTTAGCCTTTATTTTATTAGGATGTAGCATTTCTCTTAATTGAAAAGCCTCTTGAACAGCAGCATCATGATTTGGATGATACTTATTATGATAAGCAGTTCCTGGAGCTGTTATTTCATTAAGTTGTTTTTGAATTTCATTTGGAGTCATATAATTTGGTCCAGTATTAGACACTAACTTATCTTCTCCTAAAGACTCGGCTATTTTAGCAAACGCTTTAGCAATTGCTGGGTTATCTCCAAGTTTTGTTCCATCTTGTAAAATTAGATTTTGATAATCTGCACCAACGTATTCTTTAAATACTTTGCCAGCAGCTTCTAATTTTTGATTATATGCAGCACCCCATTCTTGTTTAAGGTTTTCTTCTGCGCCTTTTCTACCAGTCATTGCTTTAGTATTAGCATCATTCATAGCGGCTACAGATAAATCTGAATAGTATTTTAAAATACCTTCTGCCTGTCTAGGAAGTAATCCTAATTTATGAGCTGTAGATGAAAAGTTTTTAATACCTATTTCATCTGACTTAATATTATCAGGAACATTTAATTTATATTCTTCGGCTGATTTTGGTCTACCAAGTTTTTCATATACTGCGTTCCAGTCATCTTCAGTTGCATGTTTATTTGGAACTGGAATTTTATCAGCGCCAATTAATTTTTGTGCATGAACATAACTTTTTGCTAAACCAGCAATATCTGTAATACTAGATAAAGATTTTTCTGATTTTAATTCTTCTGGTAAACTTG